GCCCCGTCAACGAAGGCTGGAAAAGACAAGGCGATTATGCGAGGGGTGTATGGATCGAAGTTATAGGCAGTTTTGTGAGCAGGTCGAAGCGATGTTAAGTGTCGGCGCAAAAAATAAGGGGTATAGCGCGGGCGGTACGGATGGCCCCAATGATGTGTATGAATTTATTTACACCGCGACGGGCGATCACGGGCATCCCATCGGGGAGATTATGTACAAAGCCATACGCTATATGCGAAAGCGAAATCCTGAAGACTTGATCAAGATTGCGGCGTGGGCGTATTTAGTTTTTAAGCATCACCGTGGTAATCTGTAACTATGCCAGATCAATGCACAGCGCGGGCGAAACAGACAGGGGAACAATGCAAGCGGGCACCGATAGCGGGCGGCACGGTGTGCGTCGTGCACGGCGGGAGTGCACCAGCCGCGAAGCTGGCCGCGCAGCGTCGGTTGATCAGCATGATCGATCCGGCGATGACGGCGCTCTTGCGGGCGGTGGAAGAATGCGAGGAGTGGCCGACCAAAGTGCGGGCGGCGATTGCGGTTTTAGATCGGGCGGGCTTCGGGCCGACAGCCTCACTCAGAGTGGATGATCAAGCCAGTGATCTGGCCTCGCTGAGTAGTGCGGATCTCAAGGATCGGGCGATGGACATCGTCAAGCGGGCGGCGGCGGCAGAAGCGAAGGAACTGGATGAGCCGGAGCCGGTGCATTGAGCGACACGCCGATCTTGTTAGCGGCTGGATTTGAAGAGGCGTTTGTTGGGATCGGCTGTCGATCAGGATTGCCCAAGGTCGCGATCTACTCGATTCCCAAAGCGGTGGAGATTCTGGAAGCGCGGGGCATGGATCGAGAGGAGGCGCGGGAATTTGTATATGAGCATTCCCAGTCCACCTATGTCGGGGAAGCCACACCGCTGTGGGTGGAAGAGATGTCGTTGGACGAACTCCGGTTTATCACGGCGGGGCATCAGGCTTCGGATCGGGTGCACTAGTTACCCCCACATCAAAGCGGCTGGTGAGGCCGATGATCAGCCCCGCGAGTCCGGCGAGCAGCACCGACAGGAGAGGGCACCAGTCCATCACATAGACGGCGGTGCCACTCGCACCCACGGCTAGCAAATTCCAAATCAGGGAGAGATTCATAAATCCCCGTCGCGCTCCAGTTGACGCTCCATCAGATACCGCACGAATTTGTTTTTAAGATCACGCATTAACGTGGGGTGAGGTTTTCCAGCGTGCGTGCGGTGATGGCCGATGAAATCCTTGATGGTCGGATCAACGGGCAACGCCAGCAGCGCGTCATACGCGGCGAGTCGGTCGAGATCAATCAGAGTCATGGTGTCTCTGTCTCTCCTTATGACTTGATAGGTTGTCTGTTTTGTGTTTCCATCTGAGCGATGGCATATTTCTTCGATGTCCACTCTGAGGTCACGCCGCTCACGGTATCGACTGCCTTGAATGCGTAGATCCGATTCACGCGAGGGATACGGCCACGGCGCTGGAAAAGCACGGTGAGGGGGCGGCGATACAGTGTAAATTGTCGCGCTTCTTTTGGGTCTTCTGTTACCTCGATGTGTTCATTCTCATCGTAGGCAAACTTTTTTGTGCGCTTCGATCCATCAGCGTTGATGAATGCGCTGGCTACGGTCTGAATGGCTGCGGTGCCGTCAGTCGTAATAACGTGCCCCTCGCGCCCACCTTTCACGGAGTTCGCCATTTCCATTTCGATGCTTTCGTCTGAAGTTTCTAACCAGTTCATCGTTTTGTCTCCCCGGTTTGTGTCTGACATCAACATGATAAGGTAAGTCTATACTATTGACAGAAAAAGTCAAGAGGATGAAACAATTATTTTCAGGCAATAAAAAAGGGGGCCGAAGCCCCCTCTAGGTGTAGCTCGTGTCTTAGCTGGCGTGGACGTTCGATCCCAGTTCCGCAAGCGGCGTGGGGGAGAAGTAGCGATCCCGCTCTACCGGCAATCCCATCCGACCGCGCAGGTTCGTCAATTCACTCAGGGAGAAATACCCAAGCTCCTTGCACGCGCCGCCGTCAACCAGACCGAAAAAAGTATCGTTGCCGTCAAATTCGCTGGCGTACCACGTAAAGTTGCCATCGGGCGTGAAGAACTTCACCACGGCTTTGGCGGCTTTGTCTCCATCCGTGGCATACAGCGCGGGGAGGGCGTTCCGATTGGCTTTGGTAAGTAACATCATCTTTTTGTCTCCTTGCGAGTCGGCATTGACTGAATCCATCAACATGATGAACTAAGTATACAGTATTGGCAGAAAAAAACAAGAGTGCAAAACAATTATTTTCAGACAAAAAAAGGGGGCCGGATGGCCCCCTGATACTTATACAACAACCTCCAGTGCTGGGGTGCCTTTCGGCGTGTGCGGCAAACCCCAATGCTCTGCACAGATGGGGCCGTAGCCTACCTCGACACTGCCCGTGTCGGTGAGGGTCTTGCCGCAGAAAGAACAGTTTGACGTGATGCCCGCGTAGTCCTTGGCGGCGATGGCCGGAGCTTCGGCTACCTGTGCCAAGTGCGCGATCAGCGTGGCATCAAAGCGTGTGGGGTTATCCCATGCGCCAATCACATCACCCGTGGGACGTACCAGCCCAACATACTCCCCGTTACGCTTGACGGTGACCGAACCGGGCACCTTGCTCTTTTCGCCGGTCAGCCCTAGCACCAGTTCAGACGTGCCATCAGCATCCAACACGCGGAGCTTCGGCCATTTGATCCCGCGATCCCGTGCGCCCACGATAAAGCTGATGATGCTGGCAAGATTTGCGTGGCCCTGTGGTGCGGCCTTCGCAGCCGTGGCTTTGTCACAGGCTTCCTGCGTGGCGTGGCGTGCGCCTTCACCCTTGGCCCAGAGAATTTCAGAGCCAACAGCAATTGGCGATTTACACGATTTGCACCAGCCCTTATATTTCGACACCATCAACGTGCCGGTGGGGTGCACTGGCTGCACAACAGACTTAAAAACATCACACTGCACTTCTGTAAGCATTTCCTGTCTCCTTATGTAGTAAGTAAGTATCAACAACCTAAGTCTACACGATTGAGAGAAAAAAGCAAGAGGTTAAAACAATTATTTCTTACTTTGTTTGGGGGGTTTCGTATGCGGCACGCCGCGCCAGCCGTTGGCCCAGACGCGGGCGTGTTCTCCCAGCAGGGGATTGACCCAGATGGGATCACCGTTCTTGCGGGCGGCGGCTCCCGCCTGATAAATCAGACGGGTTGATCCCAGATTCCCGGTAAATTTTTCCTTCCGTGCGGGTTGCTTCTTGTGGGGGAAGGGCATCGGCTGTTTCTAATCCTATGCGGAAGCTCGGCCATACACGCGGCGGCGGTCAAAGGTTGTCAGGATGATCGCCTCATGCGCGGGGCTGGCTTCGTTGACTTCAAGCCCAGCGGCGAGAAGTGCGCGATGCACGCGGCGATTCACGGCATAGCTCATGGGGCGCAGATAGTGGCGATACTCGTAATGCCAGAAATACGCCATGCCCATATAGTCCTCGGTGCCGATAAAAGTTTTATCCAACGCTAAGAGGCCGGTGGTGGCCTTCATCGTCAACATCTCTGTATTCAGGTTAGCGGTCATGTCTCTGTCTCTCCTGTTAAAAGTATCAACTATGCTTCATGTCGGCCAAAAGCCTCATCACAATTATCAACCGCGCATTCACATCCACACTCGCACTCTACTTTGTGCTGCTTCGGCATCCGCTTTTTGTACATCCTTTTTTCCTCACAACAAAGATTGAAAATTTGATCGCATTTTTCCCACTCTATTGACTGTTTCTCGCCACGTTTGTCTACCCACGAATCCCGCGCCATGCGGAAGTTTGTGTTGACTTGATCACACGCGGTGCCAGTCGGCACATGCACATAGCGATGCTCCACGCTTTTAATGAAGCCTTCCCGTGCGCCTGATTCATACTCCTCATCCACGCGCCAGAACTCGACAAAAAGATCACCCGCTTTAACCTCAATTCCCTTACGTGGGCTACCAATAAAGCCATCGTGAGGAAGCGTGTAGAGTCCACTGACTTCCCAAGTGTAATCTAGCTTTTTGCCTGTTCTTGGCTCAACGCCTTCAACGGTTGGAATGTCTTTCTCAGTAAGCATAAACTAATTCTATAGGGTTAGACTAGAAACTGTCAAGCCCTCAAAACAATTATTTTAACCTGTGCGGCTACGACGGGTAAGTTGCAGGTTTTGAGGCTCAACGCTGCCTTGTGAGAGAAAACCCGCAGGGTAGCCGTCGTAGCCGTACTTTTACTCAATAACCCCTGTAAACATGGAGGGTTTTTTTATTATCTGAAAAAAAGTGAAAAATAACTGTCTTAGGGCTGGACAGGTTCTCTCAATAGTGTATACTTATCTCAAATGTTGATGAATCAAACAAACGCAGCGGGAGACAACGAGATGGCAACTTTGAATTTCAAACTGAAACGATTCATGGACGGGCGCATGTTCATGGAAGCCACGAACGCCCGCGAAGTTGTGGCGGAGAATGTTGGGCATCCCGTAAGGACTGACGTAGACCTTATCCGCGTATCGCAGAACGCACTAAAAACAGCATGGGAAATTGACTGTTACAAAGAAATACGGTGTGAATTTATTGACCATGTAAGTGAACTTGAGCCACTCAACGAAACCCCCCATCGCGGGCAGTACAAATCTCGCTTTGCAGCCATGGCAGCAGCCAATGAACGGTGTGACGCTGACCACAACAATCGGTGGTCATGGGAATGGATTAACAGCGAATGGTTTTGTGAGGAGTAGACCCCCTGTTTTGTTTTACAATGCTCCACGATGGTGGATCATGAAGCGATAGCGGAACTCATCGCTTTGGAAGCGGAACTGGGCAAGCGATCTCTCCACGATTATCTCGGCGCGATGTGGCCGGTGATCGAACCCGCCACGCCTTTCATCGACGGCTTCCATTTGGGGGCGATCTGTGAGCATGAGCAAGCGGTATTTACTGGCGAGATTAAAAAGCTGATCATCAACGTCTGCCCGCGCTCTGGGAAATCGATCTGTACTTCGGTGGCGCTCCCGACGTGGGGCTGGACGCGGCAACCCCAGACCCGGTATCTCTTTTCCAGCTACAGCAGCGATCTGAGTCTAGAGTTTGCCACCACCGCACGGCGCGTGATTGAAAGCCCGTGGTATCAGACCCGGTGGGACGTGACGCTGAGCGGCGATCAAAACAATAAAGGGTTTTATGCTAACACCATGGCGGGGTATCGGATCTCTACGTCCGTGGGTGGCAGTGCGACGGGGAAGGGCGGCGATATTCTGATCGTGGATGATCCACATAACCTCAAAACGATCCACTCGGATATTATCCGCACGGAAGACGTGCGGTGGTTTTTCAAAGTGTGGTCTTCTCGGATCAACAACAAAAAATTTGATCGGCAGATTGTGATCATGCAGCGCGGGCATGAAGATGATTTAACCCACGCGCTCTTAGAGCAAGGGGATTGGACTATTCTCAAACTGCCCACGGAGTATGTCCCGACGCCGTGGGTGTCTCCGCTCGGCTGGCATGATCCGCGCCATGAGGTGGGGGAACTGCTGAACCCAGAGCGGATCGGGGTGGAAGAAAATCAAGTTATTAAACACGAGTTAGGACCAATAGACTATAGTTGCCAACACGCGCAAAATCCGATGCCTGAAAAGGGCGGGATGTTTGAACGGGCGTGGTTTGAGATTGTGGATCGCCCTCCCACGGATGTCGTGACCCGTGTGCGTTTCTGGGATGCAGCGGGGAGTGAAACCGAACGCAGTCCGTACACGGCGGGCGTGTTGATGAGCGAAACGCGCAGCGGGAATTTTTTTATTGAAGATGTGCAGCGGGATCGATTGGTTGCGGCCAAAGTCGATGCCTTGATGCGGCAGACCGCGCAGCTTGACGGCCCCACCGTGGATATTGCGGAAGAGCAAGAACCCGGCAGTGCGGGGAAAGCGGTGATTGCCGCGCATCGGCATCTGCTGGCGGGCTATACCTACACCGGCATCACGGCCACGGGGGATAAAGTCACGCGCTGGAAACCGTTAGCCTCTCAAGCGCGGCCCGCGTCAGAGGATGAACCTTACGGGCGCGTGAAGCTCGTGGCGGGGCACTGGAACAAAGAATTTCTAGATGAAGTAGTGGCGAACCGCCGCAGCAAATATAAAGATCAACTGGATGCCGCAGCGGGGGCGCTGTTTCAACTGCGGAGTGCGCCCCGCGAAATTCGGGTAGTGGAAGCGGTCTGGGGGTAAGGGATGGCCGAACTGAAAGCCAAAGCGCGAAAACGATCCGCGACGATTGTGCAAAAAACTAACGGCGGCACCCGGTATCGGTTTCCGATGCCGGACAAAGCGCACGCCCGCAATGCGCTCGCACGTTTGTCACAAGCCAAAGACTTGAGTGCAGCGGATCGGAAAAAAATCCGTGCACGGGCGAATAAGATCCTTGGGAAAAAGAGGTAAGCCATGCCAGTCAATACCCCACGTGATGATTACGAAAAGACCAAAGTGATCTGGCGTCGGATGCGCGACACCTACGGGGGCCGCGATCAAATTATTGATGCGGGGGAACGCTATACCCCCCGACTCCCAGCCGCCACGCCCGACGCGCAGCAAGCGTATTTGCATCGCGGGAATTTTTACAACGCCGTGCGGCGTACGGTGAGCGGCTTAACCGGCGGCATTTTTCAAAAGACCCCGCGCTTTGATGTGCCCCGCCGCGTGGTGCCGTGGCTGGATGATGTGACGCTCACCAATATTCCGATGGAAGCGTTTGCGCTGAGTGCTACGGAAGAAGTGATGCTGATGGCACGGTATGGGATCTTGGTGGAGATGGCCGATTCGCCGTACTTAGAAAAGCGCCCGTACTTCGTGAGCTACACCACAGAAAATATTGTGAACTGGGATACCCGCACACTGAACGGGGATGAAATCCTGACGCTGGTGGTGCTGCACGAACGCCCCCGCGTGGTGGATGAGGCTGATCCGTTCCGTTACAAAACGCTTGATCAATATCGAGAACTGCGCTTGCAGCAGGAGGGCGATACGCTGCGGTATACCCAGCAGATTTGGCGCACGCCGGATGATGGGGGGGAACTGGAAAAAGTTGGCGAGGAAGTCACGCCGCTTCGACGGGGGCAACCGCTGCCGTTTATTCCGTTTACGTTTCTCGGCCCCGCGTATATTACGACAGAGATCAAAGATCCGCCGCTGTTGGATCTGGCGAATATTTCGCTCGCGCACTGGCGCAACAGTTGCGATCACGAACAGGGGTTGCATTTGGTGGCGTTGCCAACGCCGTATGTGAGCGGCATGAAAGGCGCAGCGGAAGATGTGGCGGTGTTGCAGATCGGGCCGTCCACCGTCTGGATTCTGGAGAAGGATGGACAGGCGGGTATGGTGGAGTTTACCGGCGCGGGCATGGGGGCACTCGAAAAAGCTCTGCTTGCCAAGCAGCACCAGATGGCAACACTGGGGGCCAAGCTGTTGGAAGAGCAGCCTACGGTGGCGCAGGAGACAGCGACAGCGGTGTTAGCCCGCCATGCGGGAGAACATGCCACGCTTCGCACGATGGCCCAAGCGATGGAGCAGGGGTTGGGGGCTGTGCTGCAAATCATGGCGTGGTGGGACGGGCTGGAAGCTACGCCGCTCACGGTGCCGGTGCGTGTCGAACTTAATAAGGATTTCTTACAGGTCAAAGCGCAGCCGCAGGAAATTCAAACCGCACTCGCAACACTTCAAGCCGGGGAGATTTCATACAAAACATTTTGGAATATTTTAACCGAAGGTGGCTGGGCGCGGTACGGGATCACTGACGTGGAAGAGAAGAAGGAAATTAGCCGGGAGCCGGAACAACTGCCGCCGCCCACGGAAGAAGTAATCAAGGTAGAAAAAGACGGGGATGAAGATGTGACCACGGAAGAAGATGACGCATGAGCCGCGTGGAGGATCATGAAGAACTCAGCGCGTTAGCAGATCAGTACGAACCTGAAATGCAAGCGCGGTATGAACGTGCCGCTAAACGGATGCACGCGGGGGTCAACCTAGATCGCTTGACGTTAGCGCTGGCGAAAGGGGATCGAGAGGCCGCGCTGCGGGCAGCGGTCACGGATACGGGACTACGCAAGGCGATGGCTCCCGTAGAAACCCTCATCAAAACTACGCTTGTCCGTGGGGGGCATCTCGGTGCCAGAATCCTCAACCGACTCCCCCAAGAGTAAAGTCCGGTTTGGTTTCAACGCGAAATCCCGCGAAGCGCAAGCGGTGGCGAAGCGATACGCCGCTGAGCAGGTTGACCGGATCACTAAAGAAACAAAAAATGCGCTGAAACGTGTGATCTCGGAATCGATCCGCGACGGCATCCCCCCGCGTGAGGCGGCAAAACAGATCCGCGAGAGCGTGGGCCTGAATCGCCCGCAAGCGTTGGCGCTGAAACGCTACGTGCGGAAGCTCTCGCCCACGCTTTCGACAGCCGCGAAAGAGAAAGCGGAGATCAAACTTAAAAATAAAATGATCCGGCGGCGGGCGATCACGATTGCCCGCACGGAAGTGATCGACAGTCTCACGGGGGGCGTCGAACTCGCATGGGGGCAAGCGCAAAAGCAAGGCTTATTAGGGAACAACGCCAAGAAGGAATGGATGACCACCCCCTTTGGGGCGTGCAATATTTGCCAAGCTCTTGATGGGGATCAAGTTCTTCTTAACAAAAAATTTATTTCTAAAACACTTGGAGCATTAGATCGCCCCACGGCGCACCCCAATTGTCGCTGTGGGATTGCTCCGGTGCCGGGGATGGGCGGCGCGGTGGCTCCCCCGCCCGCCGTGCAAGCGACTGGTGCGCCCGCGTCTACCATGGCGCGGATGGCGGTAAGTGCAGATGGGGATTTGCTCAAGGGGTCAGATGCACGGAAGGCGCTACTGAAATATGCGGATGATCCTGATTCGGCGTATAACGTGAAATTAAAGGAACTCGAAAAGAAGACGGACGATCTATGGAAGTTACAACAAAAAGAATCACAAGCACTTGTTGCAGAGGGGAAAAAATGGGACGAGTTATACGCTCAGTGGCAGCGTGAATACGGCATGGACGCGGTGGGGCGTGATTTATTTTTTAGTAAAGATTGGTCAAAAATAAATAAAGTGATCGATAAGGTTACAGGCAAATCCTACAACAAAAATCAGATTCTTTTTCAGTCAAAACGTCAGACGGGAAAATGGAAGAAGTTTTCAGCTAAGTGGCAAAAAGGTAAAGGGGGCTTATCAAAAGTCAGTAACGAATTATCTGCGTATAGAGCGACCGCTGTTGATGATGTCTTAGATCGATTTGTGTATAACTCTAATCCCAATAAGAATGTAGATATAGATTTATGGGTGAATGATGAAGGGAAAGTGCGAGAAATTGTTAAATTTAAGAAAGGGCAGATGGTAAGTTGGCGCGATGCTTTAACGGAAGCGGAAATGAAAAGTTTTAATGGCACCGTAAACCGTTGGCGGCGCTTAGTAGATGACGATTTATTTTCTTATCGATTAGAAGAAGCCTACGATAAAAGCGGGAAGTTGGTAGGGTTGCAGCGTGTGCCTCGTGACATTAAATATAAAATTCGAGCTAGTGGCGTAGAAAGCAGAGCTAGTGCTAGGGCTGCGTCTTTAGATGATGGCACCATTAACGTAGACCTTTGGGACTTGTCTCGCAGGAGACAAACTTCCATTGTGCATGAATTAACACACCATGTGGAATTTAATAATCCAGACCTTCTAGCAGAATCTATACGGTGGCGGGAATCGTTGACGCTTGGAGAAAAAGCAAAGTTCTTAAAAAAAGTAACTGGTAACAAAAATTACAAACCGTGGGAAATAGCCTATGAAGATGACTTTGAGCGTCTTTATACAGGAAAAGTCTACAATGAGAAAATGGCACGGAAATACGCGAAAGCAAAGAAACAAGAATTTACCCGCGACATGATGGGGCCAGTGCGTGTAAATGGAAAAGATGGGTTACAAGACGCCACAGAAGTACTGACGATGGGGGTGCAAGAAATGTTTGCAAACCCCGTAGCGTTAGCGCGTGATCAGCCAAAGTTATTTGATTTTATTTATGAGCGAGTAGTGAAGAGGAAATTTACACATGACTCATCGTCTTATAGCGTAAAAATAGAAAACATGAAGGTATTGAAAAAAACTACATCTAAACTCGGAGGTAAACGTCGGGGATCACTATATAAAGATAAACCAGTAGATATGTATGATTTTGACTGGAAAGAGGGTGCGCCCAAAGTAAGCACGTCAGACATTAAGGAGCAGATCAAAAATAGTACCCCGTGGCCTATATCAGATAAAGTCCCACGGGATATGGGAGAAAAATATCAAAAACAGGTTTTTAAGCATTATGAGGATTACGCCAGTAAGTTATCTGTAAAAGAAATGGAAGCACTAGAAACTTACACTGGTAGTTATTATAATATGATAAACAGTAAGCTAAGAAAAAACCCTAACCAGTTAACGGATGAAGCCGTCCACATACAGAAAGCTATAGATAATGCCCCGAAACCCCCACCACCTGAGTTAGTATGGAGAGGTGTGAATGAGAAAGCACTACAGGGAAAAATAGATGGTGAGGTGCTACAACTTGATGGTTTTCAATCTTCTAGTATTGATCCTAGTACAGCTAAAAAGTTTTTTCATCGTAAGGGATCGGAAAATATTGTGTTGGAGATTAGGCCGACAAAAGGGCTGTATACTCAACCCGTTGCTCAGAGTCGGGGTTTCTCTATGGGAGAATCAGAGTTTTTGTTACCTCATAAAACAAAGGTTAGGATAGTAGGACGCAAAGAAGTTGAATTTAGAACCAGTGGTGGGGTGCATGAGCGGAAGCAACTTGTTGTACAAGTCGAAATGGTGGACTAATGGTAGATAAAGAGCGAGTAAGCAAGCACCCAGAAGCCTACTGGGTACAGCCCGCTGATGGGGTCAGGCTTATCCGGCGCGATTTGTCACAGGCAGAGCTTAAAGCGGCCCGTCAGCGTATTAAGAAGGGTGAATCTCTTGATACTGTCGCTTATGATTTCGCGGCTAAAATTGCAGCGAAAATAAACCAAGTAGATTGATAGTTATCTAAAGGCTTGACTAATTCCTAAAACCCTGTAGAATAGTAAGATTAAAGGAGTTTTTTGTGGTTACTATAGAACGGGACGGGTTGGAGGCTAGTGTCGAGAAAGGGAAATGGACTTCAAAGAGTAATATGCTTAGAAGTCTGTGTGAGCTTGCGGCTATAAAGCAGCCTTATTTTCCACAACCTTCCGATCCTGATCCTGATTGGACACTGGCCCGCTATGTTTCTAAGGAATTGGGAGCGACGATTACGTATATTGAAGAGTTAGATCCACCGGGACGTATTTTCTAGTTAGCCGCGTGTATGAAACTTTCCTTGTCAATTCTTACAAAATTCCTTACAGTAAAGGAGCATTTTTTTTATGTTAAAGCCGGTTCTTGATTCGCTCGATCAGGTTACGGAAGATTTGCGGCAGCACTATGTCTCCGAAGGGGAAAAGTTTGTGCTGCAAATGGACGGTGATCCCCACGGCTTCGTGGCCCGTGATACCCATGTGGAGCAAGTTAATAAAGTTGCAGAGTTTCGAGACAATAACGTGAAGCTCAAGGCGGATCTGGAAGCCCACGAAACGGCTTTAAAAAAATTGGACGCCTATAAGGATCTCGATCCCGACGCGGCCCGCGCTGCCCTCACGAAAGTGGCAGAGCTACAGAAAAAAGGCGTGAGCAAAGCCAGCGATGTCGATGATGCGGTGAAGAGTGCGCTGCAATCCTTCAAAACATCAGAACTTGATCCGCTCCGGCAACTATTGACGGACGAAAAAACCGCACGGCAAGCCGCCGATCTGAAAGTCTCGCAAGCTGCACTGAAAAATGAAGTGTTGACCCAGTTCAAGGCAGCGGGGGGGCAGGATGCCGCGATTGATTTTGTGGTGAGCCGTGCGAGTGAGATTTTTGAAATTACCGGCGATCAGTTAGCGGCAAAACAGGGGATCTATAGCACGGACAACCCCGGCGAACCGCTGAGCCTTGGGGAATGGATGACCAAGCAAACCCGTGAAATTGGTTTTGCGTTTGGCAGTAGTAATGGCGGCGGGGCGCATAATACAGACGGCAACACGGGCGGCATTCCGGCGGGCGTGAAAGAGTTGCGGAATCCGACCGCGCACCAACTCGGTGAGTACGCAAAAGAGATTCGCAGCGGAAAAATGATGATTGTGAATGAATAACTAACGAGAGCAGGGATGCTGCGCTGCCGGGGGCAGAAGTGGCGTCCGATACCTACGCGGGGCGTAGGGTATCCAGCTTCGGGGAAGCTGACTACTGAAACACATTTTTTTCAGTAAGGAGCTTCTTGATGGCTGGAACCTTAGTAACAACTAATATCGTTCAAACGGCAGTGGCGATGGGCCTTGATGCCCTCCGTCAGCAAGTCGTACTTCCTCGGATTGTTAATCGCTCATACGAAGATCGGATCGGCCCTGCCGCTCGGCAAGGATCGACGGTCAACGTCGCGGTGCCGTCTGCGATTACTACCCGCACCGTCACGGCTGATGTGGTGCCTCCGGCTGTTACAGCGGTCACGCCCACGAGCGTAGCCATTACCCTCGACCAGTGGAAAGAAGCCCCCTTTGCGATGTCTGATCAAGCGATCAGTCAAGTGCAGCGGGGGATCATTCCCATGCAGATGTCAGAAGCGGTGAAGAGTTTGGCGAACACCGTGGATGATTACCTCTGGTCATTGATTGACACCACTGCTGGCGTCTATGGCTACACGGGCACAGCGGGCACCACGCCGTTTGCATCGAATGTTTCGCAATACCTTGATGCGCGTGCGATTGCGAATAATCAACTGATGCCGATGGATAACCGCTTTGTGATTCTTGATGCGGATGCGGAAGCTAATGCCCTGCAACTCTCGGCGTTCTTGGATGCGTCAGCAGCGGGCACCAAGGAAACCATAGTGGAAGGCGAGATCGGGTACAAGTTAGGTGCCCGGTGGTTGATGTCGCAGAACGTGGCGACACATACGGAAACCAACAGCCCCAGTAGTTGGCTTGTGAATGATGCCAGCGTTGCCGTGGGTGATACGACGCTCACGGTTGATGGCGGCTCTGGTGCCCCGGTTGAAGGTGATATTTTTGTGGTAGCCGGATCGACGCAGACCTATCAAGTGTCCTCGGCAACTTCCACAGTGATTACCATGACCCCCTCGATCCAGTACGCCTATGCTGACAATGCGGCCTTAACGTTTAAGGGATCGTATGTCGAGAACTTGCTCCTTCATCGGGATCTCATTGGATTTGCGATGGCTCCGCTGATGGAAACAGAGCAATTTGAAGGTGGCAGTATGTCAGCAACCGCCGTCGATGAAGACTCTGGGTTAGCGCTTCGGCTAGAGATCACCAGACAGTACAAGCAGTACCAATGGGCGTTTGATGCGCTCTATGGTGGTGCGGTTATCCGGCCAGAGCTTGGCGTTATCATCGCCGGTTAATTGGAACAGATCGCTTAATAGGTGAACCCTTCCATCTCAGCGGAGGGGTTCACCTATTCGGTGAGAAAGCGGGTGATATATGGCGATTGTCCAAACCATAGCGGTCACGCTCAAGGATGGATCAGACGCGGTGATCAATGCGTCAGAGTTTGATCCGGCCCTGCATACCGTTGCGGGCACCAAGAAAAAGAGTACGAAGAAGAAGGCTAAGGGGGCCAAGTAAATGGCGGTTTTCCCCAAGCGTTCGACGTTTCTGCAATCTCTGAATCTGACGAATACCACAGCGGGCACCTATTCCAGTGCGGAGATTTCCATCCCCATGGGCGCATCGGTGATTTTGACGCAAGCGGCTTTTGTGCGTGGTGGTGGGGATACGACGTGTGATGTGTTTGTGCAGACTTCGGTAGATAACGGATCGACGTGGATCGATATCATGCAGTTTGCCTTTGCGACTACTACCGTCACCAAGATCAGCGGGGTGCGTCCCTATATTGCACTGGCCGCGAACGTCACCCCGACTGATGGGGCATTGTCAGACAACACGATTCTTGATGGCGTGATCGGAGATCGGCTGCGCGTGAAAACGGTGGTGGTCGGGACGTATTCCAGCACCTCCACGCTGGACATTAACGTGTGCATTAACTGATGGGTACATCCACTCTTGTTGCGACGGCGAAAAGTGCCACGGCCAATAGTTATTGCACACTGGCCGAAGCGGATCAGTATCACGATGATCGGCCAGCCGTGTCAACGACGTGGGCAGATGCCTCCGAAAACAATAAAATACGAGCGTTATTGTGGGCTACGAAACTGATGGAAGCCCTGTTTACGTGGAACAGCTACGCCACCACCACGACGCAAGCCCTCGGCTGGCCGCGTACGGGACTGCTGGAGCGGATCGATGTGGTGCTGGATTCCGATACCGTGCCTTCAGAAGTGAAGAATGCCGAAGCGGAATATGCGCGGCAATTGCTCGTAGCGAACCGGGCGCAGGATAATGAAATCGAAGCGCAAGGGATCACGTCCATCAAAGCGGGATCGGTGTTTCTGCAATTCACAGCGAATCAATATAACAAGGTCGTACCGGATGCGGTGTACCTCATGATCCCCGGTACGTGGTTTAGCTCGGTGCGCGGGCGCATGTCAGCCACGAGAACTTTGGAGCGTGCTTCATGAGTCTTGCCACGATTGTGCAAGACGGTGTGGCAATTGCTGACAGTGTGACCAGTGCGCTGCAAGCGACAGTGACGCATAAAGCATTTTCTAGTGTGGATGGGTATGGGAAGCCAACTTATGCAACCGGCGTGAATCGCACGGCGATTGTTGAACGTCGGCAAAAATATGTACGCACTGCGACGGGCGAAGAAAAACTTTCGCTAGCGCGGTTGTTGTTTCTGGTCCCGGTCACGGTGGATGAGCGGGATGAGTTTACGTTACCAGATGGATCGACCATGCCCATCTTGCGGATCGGTGGACCCGTTGACCCTACCACGAATGCAGAGTTTGTGGTGGAAGTAGAGCTAGGCTGATGGCTGTCTTTATTAAAAATATCCCGAAGGTGATCGGGAATATGAAAAAGCTAGAAAAAAATGTGCCCCTCCAAGCGGCGGCGGCACTCTATCAGGAAGCACTTGTTATTCAAAAAGAATCGATGAAGCGCACGCCTGTGGATGTTAGGCCGGGAGGAAGCGGGGGCGGGACGCTTCGGGATAGCCATGAAACCAGTGCGCCGTACTGGAAGGGAAAATTTCTGAATGTAGAAATTTCTGTGGGTGGCCCAGCGGCTTCATATGCAATAGTGCAGCATGAAGATCCTGAACCGCCCGCCGCGCCATTCAAGCATAAGGTTGGGCAAAAGAAATTTTTAGAGTCAGCGATTAACGAAGCGGAGCCGCAACTAATGGCGCGGCTTGCGAAGCGCATCAAACTCAATCAAGGCATGGTTTAAATGGCAAATGTGTTGGATGATTTAGCTGTGCGGATTGCTACCACGATCAGCGGCACGGTGGGTACGGATGTCTTCAAAAGCACGATGCCCGCGCTGCCGGATGCGTGCGTCACCGTGATCGAAACAGGGGGCTTAGCTCCGACTCGCGCCCTAGGTACCGCTGGGGTGCAGTATGAGCGTCCCGGTGTGCAAATTTTAGTACGTGGTGCCCCAGCGGATTATGAAACGGCCCGCACGACTGCGCAAACGGTGTGGGAAAATCTTGCCACGATTGAAACAGAAGATTTGTCGGGCACGCGCTATTATATGAGTGAGAATCTCCAAGAGCCGTTCCCGGTGAATGTGGATGAGCAAGATCGTCCCACGGTGGGATTTAACATGATCTTTACGAAAGACATCGGATGATCACAGAACTCCCCACGCCGCCACCACCGCAACCGCAACCGATGGGACGGTGCCAGTGTGGAGCGGCTTCGGATCAGTTTAAGCCGGTCTTGGGAGGGAAAGAGGTGTGCATGACGTGCGGCGCAGAAAGAGAGGCACGCTAGATGGCGAAATACCGGGCACTGGTCGGCCTGATGTACCCGACGCCCGCCAGTTTGAAAATTGTACTCAAGGCGGGGGGGATCTCGAAATTGAGTGAGGCACAACGGGAAAAAGTGACACTCAAAAACGTCAAAGCGGGGGCACTCTGTGAGGACATCCCTGAGAAGTCCATCAAAAGTTTAGTAGCCCAAGGGAGTATTGAGGAAGTGACTCCAACGGCGAAAAAAACTAAAAGAAGGTAACGATTATGGCTGTAGGAAAATTTGGCCCCGCAAGTGGGATCTGCTTAATAGATGGCTACAACATGCTGTCCAATAAGATCACCGGACTGCGCGAGAAGATTTCATCAGAACTGACAGACGGCACCGGAATTGGGGATACGTTTACGGAGCAGTACCCCACCGGGGTGGCAAGTTTAGAAGTGGTGCAGGAAGGGGCGTTTTTTGATACCACGACGAACTACTCCCATGATGCCTTGAGTGGGAGCGTGCCTAGTTCACCACAAGCCACAGCCCGCGTGCTGTGCGTCGGATTTGCGGGACAGACCATCGGCTATCCGTTTGTGGGATTTGAAGGCACGTACTCTTCAGAATATGAAGTGGTGGCAGAATTAGGAAATTTACAAAAGGCTAATGTCACCTACTCGATGACCGGCGCACGGAGTGCGGGGGTCATTCTTGAAAAGCTCGTCACGAAAACGGATAGCTGGGATACAACGTCTACCTCTGTGGACAACTCGGCCTCTACATCAGCCGGTGGCGTAGGATTCATGCAGTGTACAGCGGCATCAGGGTTTAGTGGCTTTGTCGGAAAGGTTAGGCACTCAGCAGATAATGTGACGTATTCTGACCTCTTATCGTTTACCGATAATGTATCAGCACCATTTGCAGAACGTGTGAGTGTGTCTGGGACTGTGAACCGCTACTTATCTTTTACAGGAATAGTATCGGGAACAGGATCAATAACTATTTTTGCGGGATTTTCACGTTCATAGTAAGGAGTTAAACAATGGCAGGAAAATATGGCCCAGCAAGTGTCACCGTCACGTTAGAAGATGGTCCCGGTGGAACAGCCCGTGCACTAACCAATTTTATTTTGGAAGGCATCACGGCCAAAACATCAGCACAACTGATGGACACCACCGCGCTGGGTGATAGCTTTACGGAGCAGACCCCCACGGGCCTCAAAACCGTAGAAAATATTACCTTGACCTGTATCTGGGACACCACAGGTACGACAGGAACGCACGCGGTGCTAGGGACCGTCGATGACGGGCCGCAGGACGATGGGCGCGAGTTGGTCGTGGTGTTTGGGGATAGCAAAACCTTCACCGTGGATGTGCGGCTGATGTCCAGTGAAGTGGTGGCCGCAATGGGATCAATTCAGACGATTGTGGCTGAACTGGTGCCCACGGGTGCGGGCGTCTGGTCGTAACGTAATCGTTAGGAGAATGAACGAATGGGATTAGTGATCGGTGTTACTAAAAAAATTGATCTGCCGCATGATGCGGGAGAGAGTGCGGTGATTCGGAAATTGAGCCATCGCAAACTGGCCGAAGCCGCGACGAAACAACAAAGCCAAGGGATCGGCTTTATGCGTGAAGTCGGCGCGGAATTGATGCAAGCCCTGCGGAATGAAGATTCTGGGAAACTCGACCGCTTACAGAAAACGCAGGAAGCCAGCATTTCCAATTATCACCGCGATACGATTCTTGAAAAGGGGATCGTGTCGTGGACGCTCACGCCGGGGATTGGTGACACGAACCGCACCGACGTGATCGGGGAATTGGATGAGCCTACGGCGGCGTTTCTCGCTCAAGAAATTTTTGATTTCTCCCGGCCTGAAACGGAGCAAGAAGCGGGGGAAGGGCACGGCGGTTTGTCGAGTACCTAGAGCAGCAAGGGACAGACATCCCGCCCCCTGAGTTGTGGGTGATTTCTCGCATTTGTGATGAGTTTCAGTGTTTACCGGATACGGCACGCAAAGCATTGGAAAATGACACGAATGGATCGCTGTTTCAAATTCTTGATCTGCGGTCGTTAGCGGATGCAAAATCGCGGATCGACGGTGCAGATGGGAAACATGTACCCACCGATAAATCGGCGCAGCGTTATCTCCGGCTGCATCTGCTCTCGGTGGGGCAGGAATTGGGCATTGATACAGGATCGAAAGCATGATCAACATTGGGACACTTCTCGCTACGCTACGCCTTAAAGATTTACTGACTCCCGCCCTCAAAAAAGCGCAACAATCTCTTAAAAATACCGGCGCAAAACTGACCAAGGTTGGTGGTCAGATGCAAGCCACGGGATCGCAAATGACGATGGGCCTCACGGCTCCCATTGTGGGATTGGGAGCAGCGGCGGGGATTGCGTTTGGTTCATTTGAAAAATCCATGAACCGTGTGAAAGCCTTGACGGGGGCCACGGGCGGTGATTTCAAACTCCTAGAAAATCAAGCCAAAGAACTCGGCAAGACCACAAAATTTTCAGCCGGGGAAGCGGCTGACGCAATGGGTTTTTTGGGTATGGCAGGATTTGAAACTACTGAAATTTATGGGGCGATGCCGAACGTGTTGGAACTCGCGGCTGCTGCCACGCTCGATATTGCCAGTGCCGCTGATATTACGTCAAACATTATGACGGGCTTCGGGCAAACCACGGAAGACCTCGCGCATACCAATAATGTTTTGGTTAAAGCGTTTACCTCGGCCAATACGGATCTCACGCAGTTAGGCGTGGCGTTTAAATACGCGGGGCCAGTGGCGAAGTCTGCGGGCTTATCATTTGAATCCACCGCTGCGGCGATTGCGCTGATGGGAAATGCGGGTATACAGGGATCAATGGCGGGCACCTCGCTTCGTGGAGCCATTACCAAACTGCTAGGGCCAACCAGTAAAGCCCGAAAAGAAATGCGATCCTTGGGGTTAAATGTCACAGACGCGAGTGGGCAAATTAAACCCATGGACGAGATCGTAAGGCAGTTGGGATCAAGTAGTGCCACCACAGAACAACTGATCACGATCTTTGGGCAGCGGGCGGGTCCAGCGATGGCCGCGCTGGTGGGTCAAGGGTCAGACGCGCTGAAAAAGATGACAGGTGATCTAGAAGGCGTCGGAAACATTGCCAAAGAAATTGCTGAAACGCAAATGGAAGGACTCGCTGGGACGTTTACCCTGATGCAGTCGGCAGCAACGGGCGCACTGATTGAAATCGGGGAAGTCTTAGCGCCCATGCTCACGTCATTTTTAGAGATCGGGATCAAGATATCAAATTGGGTATCCGATACGTTAGTGCCCGCGTTTCAGAATCTTTCTCCCGGCATTCAAAAGCTGGTCTTAGGGTTTGCGGCTCTCCTTGCAGCGATTGGCCCTATTTTAATGATGGCGGGTACCGTTACCATGTTGTTTGGTTCTCTCGCTACGGCATTAGGTACTACGGGATTACTTGGGACTATCGGCGGCTTGCTTGCTCCTTTGGGGGCGTTAGCATCGTGGTGGGTAGCGATCCCCCTTCTTCTGGCCGGACTGCTGCTTTCGATTAAACCCGTGCGGGATATCTTGTGGGAATTGGCGCAGTTACTTATGAACGTGGTGATCGCCGCGTTTAAGGGCTTGATGTTTATTGTGAAGAAGGTGTGGGAAGGTTGGACGAAATTCAAAGATGTAGTAGCTAATGCTGCGTTTATGCAACCTATCATTGAAGCTATGGAGTTTGTCGTTGAAGGATTAAAAAGTTGGAATACATGGCTTGGCCGCGTGGGGGAAACGGCAGAAGAGGAAGCGGCACGCGGAGTCAAAGAACTCGCAGAACAACTTGAAGAATTGGAAACTGCGTTAACTGTGGCAGCAATTGAGGGTTCGGCAGAAGCCTTACATGAGGCAATGGAGAACATAGCGAAAGTTGGCGGGCTAAGCGACGAGCAAATGCAGCGGATCGCGGATGGGGTGCATCGGTTACGTGAAGCAAACGAAGAAGTGTCTCCAACATTACAACAAATTGCCGACCTTATGGACAAAAAAGGAGCAGCGGCGGCGAAAGCTGCGGAAGAAGCGGAAGAACTCGCTAAACAAACGAAAGCACTGGACGAAGCCACACAAGAGCTAAACAAACAGATCACCGATCAGGTCACACTGTGGACAAACGGCGCGATTCCAGCAGCAGACAAAGCGCTAGCCGCATTTCAAAGATTTGGGAGCATCACCAAGCTCACACGAAAAGATCAAGAGCAGTTATTGAATACGCTAGAAGACGGGTTAGAAAAATATCGACTGATGGGGCGTGAAGCTCCAGAGGCCATGCGAGAAGTTGCTAACTCTATTCGTGACTTGCACGAGGTTTTAGATGCTCACCCTGTGCAACTTTCGCTGGATAAGCTTTCGATTATTGAAGTGCCACCGGGTCACTGGACGAAGTTAGCAAAAGAATTACAAAAAAATGTAAGCATGGGGATCACCATTCCGATTGGAGTGGACGTAGGAATGCCACCCGCACCAGTCCTTGAATCTTTTGGGCAAACTGCGGCCCGACATTTCAGGGGGGGCTTTTCAGACATCGTGAAAGGGTTGCCTAATACCCTTATCGAGGCTTTCAAGGGCGGCGGTGGTTTTAGCGGTGCGATGCTGGCGGTAGGGACTCAAATTGGCTCCGTGCTGGGCGGTGGGTTAGGCGAATCGCTGGGAACTAAGCTTGGAGCGATGGCTAAAGAAAAGGGTGGCATGTTTGGCAAGCTGCTAGGCGGCTTAGGTGATATGGCTGGCCCGATTGGATCAGCGATTGGGGCTATGGCTCCCATGATTATCGGAGCATTCAAAAAACTGTTTAGCGGCCCGACTGTGCAAGAGAACGTGACCAAAACCGTGAAACGTACTATGGGCATAGCTCTTTCTAAGGGACTCGCTGATTCTATCGCGGAAACACGCAAACGAGTCAGGTCTGATTTCGGGGCGTTAATGCTCCACATCTCCGACGTGATCGAAGAGGGCGGGGGTGTAGTGGCATATGGGGTCAGCCGAAGTATTGCGGCTGTCAGAGATATTTTCGTGGCTATTGAAACGCACGCTGTCACCGCAAAGCAAGCCGCAAAGGAATTTGGTGAAGCGTTTGGAGATATTGCCACAGTGGTGGTGGAGTCTGGGGAAATCGCCTCCAAAAAATTCGTGGAACTGATCACACTTGCGGAGAGATTTGGAACTGCTGCCGAAACGATCAAGTTTGTCGGTGAGCAATCCAAGCTAGCGGCTGAAGGCGTGGCGGCAATGGGGGCAAGTGGTGTTAAAACGAAGGAAGAACTTGAAGACTTAGGGACAATTGCCGTCGCGTCATTTGAAGCGGCGCTAGCTGCGGGGATGTCCTTTACCGAAGCCGTGAAAGCGCATGGTCCCGCTCTTGAGATGGTGATCGCCCAACAAGAAAAGTTGGGTGTGACAACAGATAATGTGGCCCTCAAACAGTTAGTGGCTTTCAGAGATCGCGTGAAGGAAAATGCCACGCTGGTGGGAGCGGTGGAAGCCCTTGACGATACGATGCTGGCTCTGTCTCGCACGGGGGCACTCAACGCGGAAACGATGGCGAGTCTTGAAAAACAAGGCTTGCGGATGTATGACCGATTGATCGAAGCGGGGTTTTCGCAGCAAGAAGCGGTACTTCAGCTTGGCCCCGCCTTGACGCTGATGATGGAAGCCCATGAGAAACTCGGAATCCCGATCACGGCGAATACGCAAAAACTCATTGACCAAGCGAAGGAAGCGGGCGCGTTGGAATCCACACAGAAGACCGGGTGGGCCGCAGTGGAACAGGCCGTCAATCGCGTGGTCGAAAAGCTGGATGCGTTCATTAACCGCTTGGGTGGCATTGATAGCGGCTTACGCGGATTACCGCGAGAAATTACGACGCGGATAAACATTGAAGAAATCCGACATGCGGCAGAAGGGCCATTTGGGTTAAAAGATTTCGGTTTTCAACACGGCACCGGAGGGAAATTCCTCGACTTCGGATCAGGAACACCCGCGATACTTCACGGCAAAGAACGGGTGCAAACACTAGACGAAGCGAAGAGCGAAGCGATAGGGATTGACGTACTGGACAAACGGCTGCAAAGCATCGAACAACTGTTACGCCAGCAGCCGCGTGCCCTTGGCCTTGCTCTTTCAGATAGTTTGACGCTGATGAATTGATATGGGTGCCGCACTTGAAGTCCTGATTGAATGTGAAACCGCCACGGATGTCTGGACGGATCTGACGCCGGACGTGATGGCGTCTGAGGGTGTGTCCATTTCCTATGGGATTGCGGGAGATAAGCCATTAGACACGGTGGCGGGTACTGGAGAGTGTTCCTTCACGGTGCTGGGCCTCAAGTATTCGTTCCACCATGCCGACGTGCTGAGCGGGTTTCAATTTGGCGCGGGTATCCGCGTGGTGTTGTATCGCACCACGGACACCGCACAAAGCGTGTCCTCCATTACGCGCTCTAGCAGCACGGCCACCGTCACCACCGCAGCAAGTCACGGCTATTCCACCGATGACTGGATCACCATCGCGGGCGCGTCGGAATCTGGCTATAACGGCACGTTTCAAATCACCAAGACCGCTGCCACAACCTTCACTTATGATCTCGGCACGCTCACGCCGTCTACGCCCGCTAGCGGGACGATCACCGCACGGCTAGGCTACATCAAGCACTGGGGCAAGCTGCGCTCTGCTGACCCGAATCCCGGTGCCTACCGCACGCATCTGGTGCGAGTGACGAGCTATGATCGCATTCGGGATCTCGCTGAAACCAAAGCGCGGGCCATTGATGTGGCGGTGAATAAAACCGAAGCAGAACTGTTGACGCTCCTGCTCGATTCGCTGCCGTCCACAGCACAACCGCTACGCAGGGATTTCGCCACGGGGGTGGACACCTACCCGTACGCCTTTAACGAGCTTGGGCGTGGCACCATCGCGCTGAGCGTGGTGAAGCATATTGCTGTGTCAGCCTTTGCGACGATCTATATGAAAGGCGATGGGACGCTGGTGCTGCAATCACGGGACACGCGCAGCAGTGGAGCCAGTGCCTTTCACTTTGATGAAACAATGTCAGGGTTATCTACCGCAGCAAATGTAGATGAGCTTGTGAATAACGTGCGTACTACCATCAATCCCAGAACGGTGGACGCTTCCGCGACCACGGTGATCGCGTCCACAACCGGCACGCCGCTCTCAGTGGCGGCGGGAGATACGATCACCGTGTATCTGGAATACCGCGATCCCTCAGATACACAAACATTGATCGGCGGGACGGCGGTAGTGAACGCCACAGCAACCACGGATTATTTGGGGAACAGCAATGTGTCGGGGACCGGCTCTAATCTGACTTCGGATCTCACAATTACGACTACGGCGTACGCATCGACGGCCAAGCTAGCGATTGAAAATACGGGCGCATCCACCGTGTATTTGGTGGATGCCGATGGGGATGCGTTTCTGCAACTACGGGGGAAGGGAATCTATCAGCGCAGCCCGCAAAGTTTTGAAGCCACGAGCAGCCAGCCGTACGGCGATAAGATGCTCACGATAGATTTAAAGTATCAAAGCGATACGGGGAACGCCCAGAGTTATGCCCTGACCGTTGAAGAACAGTACAACGATCAAGCCAGTGCCCAGCTAGAGTCGATCACGTTCATGGGGAACGATAGTTCTGATTTACTTTTGCAAAGTCTTGCGAGGGAGCCGGGGGATATCGTGTCTGTGAGTGAGTCAACGGTGGGGGCTGATGAGATCGAAATGGTCATCCAATCGGTAGCACTCGACATTAGCAGCGGGCCGTGGGTGACGTGCACGTATGGGCTTGCGCCCGCGACGGCTTTTGCCATGTGGCTGCTTGGGACTACCGGGCGGTCAGAGCTTGGGGAGACAACCATTCTGGGTTGGTAATTAGAAGGAGTTACAGCGATGGCGTGGAGCAGTCCGAAAAGTTGGGCCACTGGCTATAAGGTCTTGGCAAGCGATATGAATACGTTTGTTAGTGATAACGATGCCGCTTTACGCGCTGGCGGGATTGCGATAGCAAGCCAAGCCGCGAACGACGTGCTTTACGCAAGCAGCAGCACGCAACTTGCACGACTTGGGGGCGGCACATCGGGATATTTTCTCCAGACGAATGGCACAGGCAGCGCACCCGCGTGGGCTGAAGTCTCATTGGCCGCGAATGTGCTACAGAAAACCGCAGCGTATACCGTCCTCACGTCAGACGGGGATGATGTCGTGATTAAATGCCACATGACGGCTGGCGCGGCGGCGTTTGCGATCACTCTCTACGCCAGCAGCGCATCGACAGTCGGCAATCGGGTAACGGTTCTCAAGGAAACCGATGACAACCACAAGGTCACGGTGACACCAGACGGATCGGAAACGATCACGAACGCGCCGGGACAAACCACGGGATTTGAATTGTTCGCCCTCGCCGACCATTGCACGTTAATAAACGACGGGGCAAACTGGTACGTGACAAGCGATCATCAGAGTATTCACGGTTTGGTGCGATTGAACGCGAATCAAACGGTCGCCAGTGGTGCGTATCGGCGCGTCAATTACGATACTGAGGTCTACGATACGTTCGGCGGCTGGAACAACGCTGGCAACTTCGAGTTTACCGTGCCACGATATGGCTATTACCAAATATCTGCCGCAGCCTATATCGACGGCCCAAACGATTCGTCGTGCATGACACAGATCAGAATCAGTAATGTGTCCACCCGAATTAACCGCTTTCAGAATATGTACGGCGGGAACCTCCCAGTTGGCGTAACGCTCCAAGTGGACACTGATCAATACGTGCAAGTGTTCTCACAACATAATCGTGGGAGCGACACCGAACTCGTCGCGGGGTTGGCAGACACCTATTTTTCAATTGATTACATTGGACAGTAACGATGCCGAACTTCAAAAATAGACTTGACGCAGTAATCACCGGACGTGGTTGTGATCCGCATTATCACGCGGCTGATGGGACGTGCGTGTACGAATTGCAAGATGATGGAATGGGCGATGACCCATTCATCGCAGCATGGACGCCGCCCGATGTCAGTTATGGTGACGAACCAACCACCGCAGAAATTAACGCCGTATCTGACGCAGATGCGGAAGCGGCGAACGAAGTATATTTGACAAGTATTGCAACCACAATGCTGGCTGACAGGCGAGTCGCACAAGCTATTGTAGAAGTTCTCTCCAGTGTGGCTGGTGAAGATGTAGAAGCCCAAGTCATAGACAGTATCAAGGCAAAGTTATAATCATGAATAACCACCAACGGTTCACCGGAATCAATTTGCCAGAGGGCGAAGAAGGCACGTGGAAATCGCTGTGCGGAAAAGAGTCCGAAGACATCCGGCGCATCTATCGAGAAGTGGTGGGCGTTGAACCCTCAGACAACCTGATCGGTGAGGCCAAGTGGGTGATGGGCGGGGCAGTTCTGTATGGCGAGTCTATGAAGTGTCACTCACTCGCTGAATATCGGGACTGGCTGAAAGAAAAGCACCACACACCAGCACCGCCGCCGATTGGCACGGGAAACGGGTTACGGCACGATTGGCGTAAAGCGAGACATGCGTGGCTGTATCCCGGCGATGAAGCCACATGGATTGCCAGCCATCGCCTTATGGTGTGGACACCGGAAAAAATCCACGCCTATCTTACTCACCCAGATGTGAAAGACAGCACCCATATTTTCATCGCGGTCTGCACAGGCACGCGCCCCGATGTTTTTGAAAAGCCGTTTGATGGATTAAAAAATACAAACAAAGTGCAAGCCGTTTTTGATCAGGTGATAGCCGCAGATTTCGCGCCGATTGCGTTTTGTATGTCTCAGGAATTTTTTATCCAAAAATTAGGCCGCAAGCATGATCGCCTACTTGAGTATTTAGAAGCGATTTGCGAATTGGTACGGGATGCGTGTCACATCGCACTTCCGTTTCGTGAGCTTGGGGAAATCTACAATGGCTCCCACATGCCCGAACGCAACGGGATGTTTAAGGCGATGCGGCGAGGGGCACCGCGTTTACCTCTCGCAGAACATGAACGCGGATTAACTGAGATTCCCGTGGATGATTTCCGTGACGTGGGCGGTACGATAATCTCAGGACTTCAAACTGGTTTTAGAACTCCCACGGGTGGAAAGAACCGACCAGAGGATCAGGTGACTTCACCGGGAGGGGGGCATACCTACGATGGCGCGGCGGGTTTTATCAAGAGTAATGGGGATCGAATGTCTCGCTACGCTTCTCAGGGGCATATTCTTGAAGATCACGTCAATGCCGTCTTTGAGCATTCGCTGCCTCTTGTCTATGAGGGACAGCAGTGGAAACCAACACGTACACTGAAAGAAGCTAAGAAACGTGGCAAAGTGTTATTAGAACACGGAGCCGAATTTGATCTGAGTTCTGGGGTGAGTCGTGGCTAACGGCGAGTGGAAGGAAATGGAAAAGTTAGTATTGTCAAAAATGCACGAGCATGGGGAAAAACTCGATCAACTTCATAGTGATATATCGGCCCTCAAGTTGCAGGTAGCGATCATCAATGATCGGTCAGATCGAGAACTGGCCGCTGCAAAAAGTATTGCGGTCAAATGGGGAAGTGCAGTGGGGGCGGTAATCTCCACGGTGATAGGTGCACTCTATTCGGTATTTAGAAACTAATGGGAAAGCACGATCATCCGTGGTGGGTCAGTATTCTCAGAACGTCGATTATTTGCGGGACGCTGCTCGGCTTACAACTCATCACGGCGACCAGTTGGGACGCGCAACTTGACGGGGAAGCGGGCGTGGTGGGCGGCGTGGCTCTCGTCAGCTTACTGAACGAATGGCTGCGCCGTGGGGTTTAGATCGAAGCTCACGGCGTGGGTCATGGGGCAAGCTGTGGATGATATTTTAACGCGGGCCACGGTCACGGATGCCTCCAAACGGCAGCGTGTGGTGAAGGCGGTGCAACGCATGATCAAAAAACCAAAAGATGAACCAGTAGCGTACGGCGGGATGATCTCGGTAGCTGTGGCACTCTTTGCCGCGTTTGGCCTTGACCTGACAGCGGAACAAGTGGGAATTACCGTCACGACGGTGATTGCGGTGGTCACATTTATTACGCGGAAATTTTCAACAAGTGTGAAAGGAGAATGAACGATGAAATGGTTAAACGTATCTTTGAAACTGTTACCCTTTATTTTGTCTTGTGTACAGGCCGTGGAAGGATTTTTAAAGGGGCCGAAGCGGGGCGTAGAAAAGGAAAATGCTGCCGTCGCAATGACGCACGCAATTTTGCAGACGATTGAAGCGGGTGTGGATAAAGACCTCTTGAATGACGAGGATGTAAACCGGGCCGTGAGAGCCTGTATGCAAGCCTTCGTCGCGCTCGAAAACATCGTAGCCAGTAAGCAGCCCAATGTCGAATCTGAGTAAGCATCTCTCATGGGAAGAACTCGCGTGCAAGGATGGCACGCCGTATCCTGCGGCATGGCATGATCGGGCCGTGCACCTCGCTGAAGTATTTGAAGATTTCCGTGCGGCACTGGGCGGGGAACCCATCATGATTGCCTCGGCCTACCGGACTCCAGAACACAATAAGCGCATCGGCGGGGTGCCCCACTCGCAGCACGTCCACGGACGCGCCCTCGATTGTCATCCTCCAGTAAAAATGTTCCTCTATGATTTTATCGAGGGAGCTAAAGCGTTTGCCAAAGCTGATGATCGCATCGGGGGGATCGGCCTCTATACGTGGGGCGTGCATTGGGATCTGCGCCCGCACACCCGCTTGATTGCGTGGAATAAACAGAGCGCGGGCACCGCGATGCGGGACGTATAATGCCGCTAAAAAAAGGACGCGGGAAAGCGACGATACAAAGTAATATTAAGAAATTAAAGGGCGAAGGCTACCCCGCGAAACAAGCTCTAGCGATTGCCTATAGCACCGCGAAAAAGAAGAAAAAAACAAGGAGATAAGACATGCCTAAAGGACTTGGCTACGGTAAAAAAATCAGCATGAAATCCCAAGGCTACAATGCAAGACTTGATGAGTCACTGGGCGCACGGCGCGGGAAGAAAAGCCAAAGCCTCAAAGCTCGCCGGGATGAATCCAAGGGCATGAGCAAGGCCAGAGGCGGCAGAGCTTACGGAGCCGTCCGTACGATGGATCGCTAGTGTCCCATAGCTGGACATTTCCAGCGCGGTCGTGGCGCGTGTATGACGGGGATTCAGTCATGGATCTCACGCTTGATCTGGGCTTCGGGATTACGATCACCATCACGGGGCGGCTCTTCGGGATTAACACCCCAGAGCTTCGCGGATCAACCCGTCAGCAGGGCTTAGAAGCCCGTGACTGGCTCCGCACGAGGATGGATGAGGCTCAGACCGTCCTGATCGAAACGCGGCCTGAGACAGCCGCACAGCAAGGCAAATACGGTCGGTGGCTGATTACGGTCTGGGCTGATGATCTGAACCTGAATGACGCCTTGATCACTCACGGCTTCGCGGTGCCGTATACATAAATTTTTTTCAGTTTTTCGTGTATTAAAAAAACATTCTTCCCCACCGATAACAAGTATACAGTGTTTTAGAAACCTGTCAAGCTCCCTAAACAAATATTTTTAATTTAATTGATAACCACTGGGAGGCACCCAAGTGGTCACGCATGGCCGCGTATTTTCAGTTCTTGATCGGGGAAGAGACATTTGTGTGAGATAGATAGATCGGGGTTTGATTATTCTGCGGCCATTCGCGGCCACGCATAAAAAAGGGGGGCCGGATGGCCCCCCCTGTGATGCACGTCCCTCTCACGTTAGGAGTTAGGGTAAAGGCTCACCCCTCAAGCACGCTTGAAGGATGTGCCGCTGGGATTCAGTGAGCTTGACCCCACCGTAGTAGCCGCTCTTGAGAATTGTGAGAAACAAGGCCTTTTCTTTTGCGGTCATCGTAGTCATTGTTTTATCCCCCTCAGAAGCGTGGTTAACTTTTGAATCCATCAACATGATAGGGTAAGTATATATGATTGGGAGAAAAAAACAAGGAGATAAAACAATTATTTCTCACTTTTTTTCAGATAATAAAAAACCCCCAATGTTTCTGGGGGTTTCCAAGCAATAAAAAAGGGGGCCGGATGGCCCCCTGTGATGCTAATCAGCGGCGCGGGACGTTACCGAACCTCATCTTGAATCTCTTCATCGATGCAGTCAATGACCGTCCTGATCTCATCTTCAATCTCTTCCTTTTGCTTTACAAGAGCCTTGAGTTTTGCTTGCAGTCTCGCAAGAACAACAGCCGCGCGTACCTGATTCGTGTTGCCCATTCTCTCAATTGCCTTGCTTACGCCACCAGTATTAGCTTCGTAGTAATAATCGCCTTTGTTTGCCATCAGTTTGTCTCCCTCAGAAGCGTGGTTAACTTTTGAATCAATCAACATGATGAGGTAAGTATACATGATTAGCGGAAAAAAACAAGGGGATAAAACAATTATTTCTCACTTTTTTTCAGATAATAAAAAACCCCCAATGTTTCTGGGGGTTTCTGAGCAACTATTTCTCACTTTTCTGTTTCTTCAGTTCATCAAGCCACGCTGCCGCTGTCCAGTCAGCCAGATCCCGCTTCGCTCGGAGAGCTTTGAGTACGATATGGTCAATCGTGCGCTGCCCCTTCGGGCCGGTAGCGACCACCTCAAAATAGGACACCGCGTGCGTTTGGCCGGGGCGGTGGGTGCGATCCTCAGACTGCATCCTGATATTGAGCGAGTGTGAGTTGTTTAGGTAGACTACGGTATGGCTCGCGGCTAAAGTAATCCCCATGGCCCCCGTCTGCGGCGTCCCAATGACCACAGCGGCCCCGGTCGGGGCTGTCTCAGGGTGTAGCAACCGCAAAGCGCGTTGCCGCTCAGCGGCCTTGCTAGACCCCCACAGCACACCTATCTCCAGTGGATGCGGCA